TCGAACTCGCGACCCTCAGCTTGGGAAGCTGATTTCAGAAACATATATAAATATTTGATTTTCAGACAAAAGCAAAGGATTACGCACCATCAAAAGACAAGTTTTAGAATATTTATTCAAACATAGACCCCTCTCCGAATATTATCCATTCCAATGAAATCCCATAATCATAAACAAGATAATATATCCATTCGGGCTTCAAAACACTACGGTCTGGATTTTTTCTCACATTTGCTATATTAGTACGAGTTATATTGTGCTTCCTCGTGAATGTTTTAAGCCCACGAATGCGTTTCTGTGCTTTGAGCATATCAATAGCTTCAAAGAAACGTTTAGTTATAGCGATTCCTTCTTTAGAAATTTTCATGACTCAAATTTTAGTCTTTGAAATCCATAGATGATTACATATTTGTCTTTATAATCGCTTCATACATCCGAGTACATGGAATACATGTCTTATCATATTTTTCGGTAGTTCTTGTATTCCGTATTCAGGAGATCTGTTTGTTGGAATTAAAGAATAACTATCTGGGTTGGATGCAGGACCTATCCTTTTTATAGTTCTCATATTGTTGGTTGTGACAATAGCGTAAACCTCACCATAAGGTAGAAAAGAAGCATCCTCTATTTCCTTTAGAGCTATTATATCGCCATGTGTTATTTCGGGCTCCATTGAATGTCCAGTGACATTGCACCAACATGTAGCTTCGTTGTACTTCTGAAAGTTAATGAGGTATTCGGGCGTGGTAGTCTGATCGTTCAGAACGATGTCGAATCCGCCGATGAAATCGACATTGTAATAAGGCACACCTTGTGTGTAGCTTTTTTGTGGAGTTAGCGCATTCCATTCTGATTCATGAACCATGCCTATGTTGCTACTGAGGGTGTATTGCTTGCTTTTTTGTTTTTCTTCCTCCTTAATCATCGGGACATCCGCTCCTGATAGCCACCCTGTGGTAAGGTTAAATTTTTCCTCCAGTATCTTTTTATACGAATCCTTAAAGGATGTCACTCCGTTCTCCATTCTTGAATACGTGTTTTGACCGACTTCAAGAATGGCAGCCATTTGTCGCTGTGTGAGATTCTCGTGAGTCCTCAGCAACTTCAGTCTTAAAACAGGATTAGTATCCATAAAAATCAATTTATTATCCCTTTTAAGGATATTTAATGAATAAAATATCCATTTTATCCAAATAAGGGATATATTTGCACTATAATAATAATCTTAACGAAGCAAAGATAATGAAAGCCGTAGTAAAATCAAACATTCTGCCCGATAATGGGATAAAAATGACCTTGAAGGACTATTATGAATCTCTTCCCAAAACCACCAGCCCCAAGACCGAGTTTTTGAAGAGGGTTGTGGACGAGTGCGGAGTATCGTTCGGCACTGCGATAAACTGGGCAAAACGTGGTATGCACCCAGCGGACGAGAAGCACCTTCCCACGCTGTCGAAACTGACCGGAATCCCCGAAGAAGAACTGTTCGATTAAGAGTCATAAAGCGATGGAAGACATGGAATTTTACATGGCGGACGGTGAGTTGCTCTGTCAATATCCAGACGGTAGCGTGAAGCCAGTTACTGATAGCGACACAGACTTCATCCGAGAGATGGTAGCCACTATAAGGGAGTGGTATCCGGGAGCATACAATGCCCTATCGGAATGTTACAGCAGAAGTGTGAACAATGTTCCTTACTTCCATTACCTGATGGTGCGGCGTTTCTTGAAGTGCAACTTCGGTAACCTTGACCACACGGCGTTGGACATACAACGGACGGGTAAGTTCAACTTCGAGAAGGTGCATTGCCCGTTGAGGGGCGAGTGCCGCTACGAGGGTGAAATATGCGGAGCAAAGTTCAACAGCCGCCTATCCGCAGCGGAGGTTAGGGTAATGCGCTTGGTGTACGATGGAATCAGCAACGACGAGATAGCAGAACGACTGTATATCTCCCCTCACACGGTAAAAAATCACATAAAGTCTGTATATCTGAAACTTGGGATTCACGAGAAATCCGAATTTATCCAGTATGCACACAATAACAACCTTTTTAATGATTAACTATGTTAAATGAAGCCATTTTAAAGATTGTACTAAACGACAAAACATTTAGTCAACGAGAAGCTGAAAAAATAGTAGGAAGCCGAAACCGACTATTTGAACTAGTTGGGAATGGGTCTATCCGTGCAGAGAAGAAACCGTCAGATAGACAAAACGGAAGATGGTATTGTAATGCTTACGATGTAATCAAATTCGCCTGTATAAAATAAGCCCCTTAATAACATGAACACAACCTGTATTATCCCACGGTCAACAATCGAGAAACGATACGACAAGGCAAGGGAAGATTTCAACGACCAATACGACAACTCCCCTTACAAATTGAAATGTAAGGAATTTTATCTGGGAGGCGGGGTAGAAAACTACGAGGTCGTCAGCCAGATACTATTGATGAACGAGGAAGAAATAGCCAAATCCTACCTCGAAGATTGTGACCCGAAAGACTGGAAGAGCATTCGTCGATACCGGGAAGACATCATGTGCGATGCCACGGACATCTACAAAACCGCTATCGCTATGGTAAAAGCCGATATTCAGAAACTAAAAACCATACAGGACGAGGTAGAAAGTTTTCTTGACGACCATATAGGAGAAAAC